TCTTTCTTGTGGAGTAGGACGTTGTAGTATGCCGCGGGATTCGTCCGCTTCATTTCCTGACCAACGTCCGACTTCATCCACGCCCCGCAGACTTCCGACTCGACCATGTGATTGTCTACGTCGGGCTCAACGGGGACAGAGCTCGTTTCTTTGATCGCCGGAATGAGCTGTCCAGTGGGGTCGACACCAACCGGGGGACCCATCTCGTCGACGGTCTCCTGTGGCGTTCCCATGATCAGCTCGGAAATCTCCCGAAGCTGCTTGTTCCGGTCGTCGTCTCCGGGGATGTAAAGCTCCGCCAGCCCCATATAGCGAGCGACCAGACCGGCATTCTCCGGATGGGCGATAACTGCCTCGACCATTGGGTTCTTCATGTTGAGCATCTGCATCAGAATGTCGCGCTTCTGATTCCAGTTGACCGGGAGCGACTCCGAGGATTCAGGATACGCTTCTCCGGTCTTGCCTGTCAGTTGAATCTGTCGGATCCAGACGTTAACAAAGTTGCTACCGCCCTTATCCTGCACGTAGCGTTCGTCGCCGACCATGTTCTCGACGTAGCTCTTGACAGCCTTGTCGGTCATTTCGGCCCACCAGATCGTGACGAACTTCCACGTAATGGTCAAACGCTGAAGGGCTTGCGACCGGGATATTTCATACTCCCGAGCGGTGTTCGAGCCCCCCTCGATCGCTCCTCCGAACACTGAGGGCAAGGAGCCGATGACAAACTGACCCTGGCGCTCCAGCCAGCCGGTGAACTCGGCAACTTCCTTGCTGAGCGAGCCTCCCTTTACCTCGTAGAAGCTGTTCGAGAGGGATTCTCCCGGCCGCTTCGTCGCCGGATACGTCATACCCGGACGAGCTTCCGACTCCCCGTATTTCTCGAAGTCGATAGCGTCTGAGTCCGCGTAGATCTCCGGGATCTGATGTTCGATGCTCTCGAGCGTCAGGTTCGCCGTCTCGTTCACCATCTCCTGAACTGGCATCTCCGGGGCACCGAGAGACTCAGCATGAATAACGTCGGAGAGTGGATGACAAGTAGCGGTCCAATGATCGTCGAGCCGATCAGGAACCGCCTCAGCGACGAGATCGTTCCCGATGATGACCACGTAACAACCATCAGGGAACATCTCACGAAGTTCTTCGACCCTCGCGAGATTGGTATCGTCCTTGACGCCGAGAACGTTATACGCCCAGGGTCTGAGCCAGCAACGTCGGACCGTCTGCAGGTCGTTCGGAGAATCGCCCTCGTAAAGCGTCGGAGTGCGCATCGTCCGATCATAGGTGTCTCCGTCGGTGCCCGCGTCAATGTGCGACGAGATTTCCGGATACAGCGACTGGAGCATCGCGTAGTGCTCCTCGGTCTCAAGGATCAGATACGGAACGTCCTTGAGTCGACGAGCCCACGGCGATACCTTGACGTTGAGCGGACCCCAAACGGAGATCAGCTCCCTGCACTTGTCCTTGTATTCGACCCCGATTTCCCGCTCCTCCTCTTCCATCACGGACTGGGACTCGGGAATGACCTCCTGCTGACATTCGGGGCAAATGACTGGCGGGCCTGAGGGTGGAATGTTCGCCGGGCGAGCAATGTCACCGGGCGGCATCCCACCCTCCATCCCCATCTCGCCAGTCACGGAGGGATCTTCGGGGCCGTCCTCCATTCCCTCGAGGTCGGTCGTTTCCGATCCGAGCACCGCGAGACAGTTGGGGCAAATAGTTTCCGTAATTTCCACCGGAACCGGCCCGGTGATCGGAATCTCGACCTGACCAAACTCAGGAGAGTCGAAATTTTCGTTATAACCAAAGACGACGCCCTGGTTATAGAGAATGTAAAGCGCCTTGACCAGAAGAAGCTCAGCATGATTGTGCTTGTTAATCAGCTCTGCCAGCTTCGAACGGCTCTTCGAGGCGAGAACATCATCCGGGTTGTCGGCGTCGTAGGGCGGGAAGATAACCCTGGGAGTCGACGCGGACATTGCCGCGATGATAACCTCTCCGTGCGCCCGATAGACGTTGATGACCTTCGCGTAGAGCGAGGGGTCGATGTTCAGTTGTGAATTCTCGTCGAACTCTTCCGAGGCCTGCTCGGGAGTCCGCCAATCGTGTGCGACCTCGGACCACCACACATACTGAATGTGGTCCCAATAGCACATCTGCTTCTTCCACTTACGGAGCTGTCGGTCCCTGACTGATTCGTCAGCCGTGTCGAAATGTTCAACGATCTCACGGAGCGAACGAGCGAACTCCTCGTCCTTAATTACCTGTCGCTCCTGCGGTTTCGTTTTCGACGGCGTCAGTTCGGTTGTTTGCATCGGGGACCTTATCGCTATTTAACTTCGCGTCGCGCTCTTCTACCGCCTTGATCTTTGCTTGCCAGTGCTCTGCGTTCCTGTCTGCGATTTTCTTGCTCTCCCTTTCGAGCTGCGTCGCTGTGCCTCTCCACCCCGGCCTGCCGCTCTGAATCGGCCGTTCTTGTCCCGGAGCGGCTTGACCTTCTGGCTTGGGAATGAGACCGAATCGAGCACGCATTCCAGCCGTAATTTCCCGGTCGTGAGCGATTGCACTATCGAATCGTTGACGCTCAAGGTCAAGAGAGCTCTGGAGATCTGCGACCCTACCTTCCGCAAGCAGGCGAGCGTTTTCGACGGCGTCGAGTTCATCCCGCAGACGGTCATTCTCAGTATTGGTCTGCTTGAGAGTATCTCTGAGCCCGAAGATCTTTTCTTGCTGGATCCCATAGGCTCGCTCGAGGTCGACGATTTTCTTCGCCTGTGCATGAATTGTCTCCTGCTGATTCTCTGCTAACTGCGTCAGCTTCTCGTTCACCCACTTAGTGCGCGACGTAGTGAACACCTCGACGACGCCCGCGATGAACCGGGCGAGGACCTCTCTTAGTCTTTTCATAGCTGTGCATCTGTCTGAAGTATCTGTTCCAGTCCTTAGTTGCCTTCAGGTTCTGGACAATCTGACCTAACTGATCGAATGCTACGCCTTTTCTGACCGACTCACTAAGCAATCGGTGGAAGCCTTTGAGAAGATACCGGCCTCCATCATACGGGTCGTCTCCGATGAACTCTTTGACGTCTTCAACGATCTCCCCGTCCTTATCGTCGTAAACGCAAGCTGGGATGGCCTCTCTAAATGCCACACAGCTTCGACAAACTTGGAGCTTCGGGATGTTCTTTTCCGGCTCCTCAGGCTGAAATGCGTTGTAGTAATCGACAGCCGCTTGGTTGCTCTGGTTCCTCAAGATGTGATAGAACATCTCGATGTCGAACCCTTGCTCTGGAATCTTCGCCGGTGGCTTCTGTTTCCACCGGAGCATTTCGTGCATCCAGAGCTTGCCGCCGATTCTATCGTTGTCTGCCTTCTCCCACTTGAGGCCTGTTGCTTCCTCAATCTGAATGTGAATCGTCTTCTGGTCTCCCCTCTTAGCCCACGCCGAGGGGTCAAGCAGTGACAGTCTAATCGATCCTGCTGCTAGTTCTGACTGAAGCATCCGTCGAATGTCGGAACCCCACTCGACGATATCCTTTTTGTCCTTGCAGTATTCACGATAAAGAAACATCCTCTCGTCAGGAGAGACTGCACCGAATCCGACCCATGTCTTAGCAGCGTATCCCCAATCCGCTGCGATAACTCGTGGCCACCAGGAAGGGGGTTCGAAGTACGGGACCACGTGACTAGCGTTAGCAGGCTCGTCTTCGAATCTTGTCCCAGTGAAGGTATCGCGCCACTCACTGAAAACCTGTCCTGCAAAGACCCACCAGTCACCATAAATCTTCGCCCGTCGCTCAGCCTCAGGTAGAAGTTCAAGTCGGCGCCGATAACCTGGGTCTCGCTCATTAAGGTAAGGATTATCCGTGAGTTTCGCCGGGATGAAGATCCGGTTCGTCTCTGAGATTTCATCGAATATCCTTACCCGACCGTGCGGCGCGTCCTTGACAAATCTGTCCCTGACCCATACGTGCCCGATATTCCCTGGGTTCGACGCCGCGCGGACCAAGGCAGGGACACCGGGTATCGACGAACGGACTCGCGACGTGATGTAGAGATATTTGAAACTGTTGAACGCGGTGAGCTCGTCGAATGCTGCATAATGATATTCAGCAGTGTCGTGATCACGCGCATCCTGATCCGTCTCGAGATACGAGAAACGAATCGTTGCACCGGACGGAAAGGTCCAGACGTGCTTCGAGTCGTTGTATCTCCCACCGATCGGCTTATAGAAGCCATGACTTCGGGGGATAAGCGATTCTTCGAGCTGAGGGAAGGTTCTCCGGAAGATGATTCCGTTGAACCCCGGTATATCGTGGAATCCATACAGGATGGGGAGCATGAGCAATAGCTCGCTCTTACCACCTCCTGCTGCTCCACCATATAACGCCTCGAAAAAGTCAAACGGTAACTGTGAAAATTCCGCCTGGATTGCGTGCGGCTTCCATAACTTCTCGTATCGTCCTGTGACCTCTACGGGCATTAGAGCATCCGGAGGTCTTCAGTCGCTACGAGCGCAAACGAATATTTCCCGATGTTGATCCCACCGTTATCCGAGCGGACAGTGAAAACTCGCTGCCCATCACTCTGATAGAGCTCGACGCCTGGGGGCAGGCTCCTCTCGATCATGATGATAACGGCATCGAGTCCAGTCCTCTGGGGGCAAGTGTAGATGTTCTCGACGGTCAAGCTGACCTTTCGGACCAGCTCTTCGCAACGTGGCTGCCTGAGAAGCTCGTGAGCCTTCTCGACCACGAAGTCGACCATCTCCTGATTGAGTTCCATCCCCTTGCCCGCGACCAAGACTTTCAATTTTGTGGAACTCCCACGCACCAGGCCATGAGGAATAGTTTCGCGTTGCCGATGTGCTGCCATTCGATTTTGTATCCCCATGCTCTGAGCTGCCATATACGTTGGGCCTGTGTCTGTCCTGAGGGAGTAACGAGAGGATTCTCTCCCTGGATGCTGTGACCAATGTCTCTATGAGTTGCCTGG